GTCGTCGCCGCCGTGTGCCGGCAGACGTGATAGACGGCGGTCTTGTCGCCACGGAAGACATCGCGCTGCGCCTTCGCCCAGGCACGCTCGAACTTGCGCTTGCTGTAGACACCAGTGCCGGCCAGACGCTGCGCAGCGGCGCGTGAGACGTCGTTGAGCGGCAGGTTGCGTGCCTTGTTTGTCTTGGTGACCTCTGGCGTCAGCATCAGCCACTGACCACAGTGACTGATTGCGACCTCGCCCTCGATCAACGCAACCACCTCGCCTTTACGGGCACCGGTCTTGAGCGAGACAATGACCATGTCGGCCATCCACTCGAGACCCTCGTCGCGGAAGTAGGCGATCAGCTCGGCTTGCTCTTCGTCGGAGAAGTAGCGGAAGCGTCCTTCCGGCTCCTTCATGAACTTGATCTTCGGCGCATGGTTTATCAGCTGCCAGTCGACAGCATGGTTGAACACCTTGCTGACCGAAGCCAGGTAGCGGTTGATCGTCGAAGGGTTCGAGCCTTCGGCGACCAGGTGGTCAGCGAACGCTGCGATGTCGGCCGGCAGAAAGTGACTGATCGGCTTTCTGGCATAGTCGCGGAAGTCGACGAAGCGGCCGAGCTGACGCAAGCTACGGACACGGTGGTCCATCGAGGGCCACATGCGATGCGCCTCGCGCTGCGCGAAAGCCAAGACGTTATTGTCGGTAGTAGCGGGTGTGAAAAGGTCGTGCTGGTTCATAACAGCTTCTCCTGCATCTTGGCTATCAGCCGCTCGGTGTCAGCATGGCTGTAGCGCATCAGTTGTTTGAGGGTGCGGTGGCCGCTGATAGACGCGACCTCGATCGGTGACATCTCCATCTCGAAGAAACGTGAGATGGCTTCATGACGAAGGTCGTGAAAGCGGAACTCTGTGCCGGCGCGTTTCTTAATGCGCGTGAAGCTGAGAGTAATCGCCTGTGCGGACATGCCGAAGACCGAGCCGGTGGGCTTGCCACTGGTCGTGACCGTTGCACGTTGCGCCAGCAGCTCGAGCAGCTCACGGGCAACAGGCGACATGGGTATGCGCCGCACATAGCCAGTCTTGGTCTTGTTGGCGTGGATGATGCCACGCTCGAAGTCGACCCATTCCCACTGCAGGTCGACCAGCTCTTGTTTGCGCAATGCAGTCTCGAGGGCGAATCGAACCACAGGCGCTATCATCATGTTGCGCGTGTAGAAACGACAGGCATCGAAGAACTGCTGCAGTTCATCCTGTGTAACCCGCCGGACTGCAGTCGGCGGTGGAACCTTGACCTTGATGCGCCGGATGAGATCAACAGGCACGTCCCAGTTCCACTCTCTATCAGCGATGCCAACAGCGTGATGCAGGATGTCGAACTGCCGCTTCAGAGTTGATGGCTTCACCTCTTCGAGCCGTTGGTCACGGTACTCGGTGAGGTGCAGTGCCGAGAGACACTTGAGCGGAACCTCGACCCAGGTTGCCTGGAGCAGCTTGTTGATGATGACAGTTTCGTTGTGCGCCGATGGTTTCTTCGACGTGACTTTCTTCAGATACTCGACCAGCACTTCACGGAAGGTTCCGGGCGTGTGATCGAAATAATGCACACGATCGTTCTCCATTGAGAACGCCCAGGCTTCAGCTTCGCTTTTGGTGTCAAATGATCTGCTGGTATTGATGCCGTCGGTGCGAACTTGTGCCCGCCACTTCGAGCCTCGTCTGGTAATCGATGCCATGTCGGCCTCCTGGCGACTGGTGCACGATTTGCACCAGTAGCGATTTGAGGACCGATTCGAGACTTACATCAGGTCTTGTAAGCTATTGATTTCTATTGAGGAAATGGTGGGCGTGACAGGGATTGAACCTGTGACCCCTACGATGTCAACGTAGTGCTCGCCGCCGCATCACCTCAAAGAGTCAATCGAATCAGTCAGTTGCTGACCTGATGTTTACGAATATGAGTCATTTTAGGGCCATTTGCAAGCCCATTTGCACCAGATTTGCACCAGTTTGCACCAGTGAGTTCACTACGGAATCAGCGTAGTAGCTTTCGTGACCTGTGTCTGTGGGACACTACGTTAATAACGTAGTGTTCTCTTAAGGAATTTCGGTGCACCGATTTGCACCAGATTTGCACCAAAAAAAAGGGCCGAGGGGATTACCCTCGAGCCATTTCTGCTGATGATCTCTTTTAGGCCAGTCATCAGCCATCTGCCCGCCATTGCAGCCTTACCACACCACGGTCGGCATTGCTGATTGAAGGGTTGTCTTCATCATCGGGGATGCCGTTCAAAATTTTCTGGCAGTCGATAAAGGCCTTTTCGTCACGATAGGCCCAGTAAGTGCCAGTTCGAAACTTGCCCTGCTTGTTCCAAACTTGGGTAACGGTAAATGACAAAAGACCCGCTTCACGCATTTGGTCGCCAATGGCGTCGACATTCTTTTCAATCTCGGCGATGGACATTTCCATATGCGCTTTCGATTGGAAGTCACTCTGGTTATAACTCATCAGTTTTGGCGTCATAGCTGCACTCCGTTTCATAAACACCGATCATCGCAAAATTAAAATGCCCCAAAATCGGATCAAAAAAAAGGCCCGAGGGGATTACCCTCGAGCAATTTCTATAGCCTGTTCTCGCGTCTCGTCGTTCCTGCGTATCCACCCTCGACCAAAGGTCTCGAAGGTCGACAAGGACCGATAGAACGCATCTCGAAAGACAGCTAGTCGGTTGATGATTTCTTCAGGATTGTTGTCCTTCACTGCCATCATAGTCAGTGGACCGATGGCGCCGTCCTGGTTCACCATGACAGCCTTCTGTAGGAACTTTGCGGCACGACCAGTCCCGTGATTTACACAGGCGTCCATGACAGCCCAGTCGACCCCGTTAGGCAGGTCCTGACAGCGGCACCGCTCCCAGTAGTTGCGACGGTAGATTGGCAGCACGTCCTTCACGGTGAGGTCACGCATACCGTCTTCGTCGATGTCAGTTCCGTGAAACTCGTCGTATGTGCGCTTGGTGATGCCCATGTTCGTGAGGCCGCCTGGGTCACCTATCTTGTTGCCGTTGACGAAGCCACCTTCGTGCACCAGCAGCATCTCCATGCACTTGTCGAAATTTTGGTTCATAGTATCCTCATCGCAAGCGACAGGAGGATGCCGTGCGTTATGTAGGTTTAGTGTTCTTGGGAATGGTTCTTTGGGCTGGTCAGGCTTCAGCTGCCAAAGTTGATGCAGAGTTTGCCCTCGAAATCATTTCCCAAGGGAAGACGATCGGCGAGTTTTACGAAGAAAATGTCGACGGGGCTTATCGTTACTCGCGGGTCGTTCATAACGGTAAACTCTACATTTGCTCTGATGGGCTTACTGGCGGCCCACACTTGGATAAGTATTACGTTGCGTACTCATGCTACGATGACATCTCACCTCGTTAGTCACTTCTTAAACTGCCCGATGCTCTTGAGGCCGAATGAGGCGGCTATCGAGGCTAAAATTCCCCACGAGAGCCACTCAGGGCAGTCGTCCTTCAGGACGAGGAAGCCTTCACGGATGTAAGGCTGTGCGTCTGGCCACATACACGCTGCGATAAGCAGGATGAACGCACAGGTCCACAACTCGTCCTTGATGCTGTTGTCCGAAGCCTTCATTGCGACTTCTTCCCAGTTCGCATCCGACTGGACCTTCGTGACCTGCGCCTCAATCTTGGCGACTGCGAGTTTCTGCTTTGCGACCGCCTTCTCTTTGCGGTTAGTCATCCAGCCCGACGCTAGTTCAGCGACAGCTGGGATTAGTGCCTGAAGCATGATGTTACCTATGAAAATTTGATGTAGAGGAAGGCGAAGATGGCAACGGCCGTGAGCAGCCCAAGGATGACGGCTGCGCCAATCATCAGCTCTTCCTGCTGCTTCTCTTTTGCGAGGCGTTGTAGTCTCTCGGCTTCCTGGTGTTCCCGAAGCCGCTTTGCGCGTTCGTTGATGATGCCTTGCCAGGTTCCGTGGCCGAATCGCAGGTCGATCAGTGTGGCGATCTCCTGGCGATGCTCGGCAGCAATCTTTGCGTCGATCGTTTCCCTGGCTACTGAACCGACGCTGAAGGGGTCGCTAGACCTCTTCTGCTTCTTCTTCTGTATTTGCTGCTCACCAGTGAACAGCTTGTCCAACTCGTCAGCAATCTCACCCACGTCCCTCGCCGTCGATATGGCACTCTTGATGCCATCCACAGCGGACTTCACCAGCGCGATGCCGGCGAGTGTTTCAGCGAACATGAGCAGCTCCTAATGGTCGAATATCTCGACGGTGCGAGGGTCGACCCGTCTGGGTAGACACTTCGCGTGGATGCTCTCGTTCTTTGGGTGGTGTCGGTGGTAGGTGTGGTGGTGTTGGCTATTTAGCCGCTTGGCGTACCAAAGGCAGGTGTCGATGCCGCTCCAGTATTCCGTGGAGATCGTCTGACCGCCCAGCGTAACCACCAGGGCGAAGACGAGTTGGGTCATGTTGTGCTATTTCCTAAGACTACCATCACAAAATGGAGGCTCGGATGTTGAACGAAAAGGAAGTGAGATTGGTTGTGCCCAAAAGCCTGTTAGCGGCCCTTTGGCTTATTGCTGTCGGCTTGGTTTTGAACGGGCTGCACGTTTTTGGAGTATCACCGGTGAACGCTAACAACGGAGTGCAGAAGGTAGCCATATGCGACCTCTGGGGCACAGTTTGCGCTGACCTTTACACTACCAAGGACTATGAGTATTGGCATTTAGCTGTTGGTACACCTAATTGACCTATCGCATATAGAGGCCGACAGCGGCGACCACGATGGTGATAGTCGACGCCATCATCATGGCCTCGAGCCGCCACAGGCGCTTGTCGATGTGGTCTAGTTTATCCTGGAATGACTGATAGCGGATTGAACATTCGCGTTCGTGCGCTTCAAGCTTGGCTGATGTGTCCATCGTCATCTCCATCGAGGTCCGTGGAACCACGCGACCAGTGATTTGCGTGTGCCGCTCGTGACCGGGAGAACCCGGTGGCGGAGGTAACTAGGGAAGACCAGGATTGTGCCCTTGGCCTTTGCGTCAGTTGGTGTCTCGCACTCGTCGAACTCAAACGCGCCGCCCTGGTAGTCTTCGGGGTCACTTAACTGGACTGTGATCGACAGCTTGCGGTCTGAGTTCGGGGCAGCTGACCAGTGGATGTCGTGATGCCAGTCGTAATGGCCGTTCTCGGTGGCGTGGTACTCGGTGAACTGCATTTCAGCGTAGTTGTCGACATCGACACCGAAGGCGTTGATGTTCGCCTGCTTGACGTACTCCCAAAGCAAGTCCCTCACCCACTGCTCGTGAAGCCAGCGCACTGTGCTGCTGCGGACTTCACGGTCTACCTCTGATCCTGTGAACACGGTCGCAACGACCGGTGTCTGGGCTTCGCCAGCTGCGATGATGGTGTCGACTTGTTCAGGGGTTAGTGCGGAAGACCAGAGTTGCCAAAGGCTCCTCATGGTTTGGTGGGCCAAGTGATGCCGGTCATTTCGCCTGTGTCAGTGTTCAGGGTTGGGGTCTGCGTGGTGATGTCACGCAGAGCCTGACGATAATCAAGCTGCGCTTGCGTGGGCGTTCTATCACTCAGCGTCCACCAGTCTGTTTCTGCGATGCGCTTGTCACGCTCTTGGCGTAAGACACGCATGGGTTCAGCGTTCGACAGCTCGGTCATCTTGGCTGCGATCTGTGCCCAAGTTACACCGAAGTCAGCAGGGTCGGTGCTTTCGATTGCAATGTCTTCGCTGTCGTATCCAGTGATACGGACGAACATAGCGTTGAACTCTTCTTCGTTTGTTGGTTCACCATTTACTGACCAACCCTCGATACCAAGTGCTTCAAGGCACATGGCGACGGTAATAAGTGCCATATCTGTTCTCCCTAGCTCGTCACTTCATATATCTTGCAGACAGGCTTGGCGTAGAAGCCTTGTGAAAGGTTCTGTGCCCAACCAAAGAAGTACTTTGCTACCCCGCCGTTACCTTCGTTCTTGTGATAGAGCGAGTAGGTTCGGTTGCTGGTACTCGTCTGACTGCTTGGGACATATGCAGTTACAGTAATCATTTCACAGTCATTCACATCGTGGTCACGGTGGCGTGTTGTGCCATGTGATCCAGCACGATTTTGGGAGCTGGTAAAATTCACATCAAAGTTGCCTGTGATATCTCGCACCTTAAATGCACCAAGCTGCGAGTTATTGTTGCCGCCATAGACAAAAGTGAACTCTACAATCAAGTGGCTGCTTGCAGAGGAGCAAGCGATGCTGGTTCTCAGTTGACTCGTAACTTCGCTCCACCCGCCGCTCTTTGAGATTACGCCGGGATTGGGTGAGTTAGTTTCGACCTTCTTGACGCCAATGGTCGGGCCTGTTGCGCCAGTTGGTCCGCCTGGTCCGGTAGGCCCTGTTGGTCCTGGTGGCCCGCTCGATCCATTCGATCCGGCTGGCCCTGTAGGACCTGTTGGTCCTGTGTTGCCTGTTGGCCCTTGCGGGCCTTGCGGGCCTGTATTGCCTGTTGGGCCTGTATTGCCCGTTGGGCCTGCTGGTCCCGTAGGACCTGTAGGACCAGCAACGGTGCTATCTGCACCAGTTGGACCTGTAGGGCCGGTGGGACCGGTCGGGCCTGTTGCTCCGTCATTGCCGTCTGCGCCAGCTGGTCCTGTTGGACCCGTTGGACCAGCGACAGTGCTTGCTGGGCCTGTTGGACCTGTCGGGCCAATTGGCCCAGCTGGACCTTGCGAACCTGTGTTGCCGGTTGGTCCGGTTGCGCCAATCGCGCCAGTCGCGCCAGTAGGCACAGTGAAGCTGAATGTGGTGTTCGCGTCATTGTAGCTGACCGCCGCACTAGACCCTGCTGACCCTGTGGTCGTGCTGGTCGTTATGTCACCGAACTTCGTGCTGACGGCGTTAGAAGCTGAACTGGCAGAGTTAGCAGCAGAAGTGGCTGAAGATGCGGCGGCAGTCTGACTTGCGGCACTAGCATTTTGCGATGCTAAAGCAGCTGCTGCCGATGTTGCACTTTCACCAGCTTTCGTCGTCGAGATACCTGCCTGTATGGTCGAAGTCGATGCCGAGTTGGCACTATTGGTCTCCGATGTTGCCGCTGCTGTCTGACTGGCGGCGGCTGCATTTTTCGATGTCAGCGCCGCAGCTGCTGACGCTGCACTTTCGCCAGCTTTTGTGGTGGCGACACCAGCTCGCGTGGTCGCGGAAGATGCCGAAGACGCACTACTGGTGCTTGCAGTTTCTGAGGCGGCCTTCGCAGTCTCAGCAGCCACCTGTGCTGCCTGTGCGGCGAGTTTTGCGGCTTCAGCGGCATCGACCTCTGTCTGGATGTTGGTCTCAGTGGTCGACGATGTGCCGCTAGTTGAGAAAAAGGAGCTATTTGCCATTAAACATCTCCATACGAATAGGCAGGTTGTATCGACTGTGTGCCGCCGGCTAACTCCTGGTCATTCGCCTGCTCTTGTAGTGACGTCATGAACTGCAGGAACTTCTGCTCGAATATTTCGGCACGAGTGTCGAGGTAGTAGTCGGCCGCGTAAGTGAGGCCGGCGTAAATCGCTAGATCGGGTGCGACCTTCAACAAGATGTTCTCATCGCTGTCGGCAGATACCGCGTCGAAGGTCCCGTAGTAATACAGCGTGACTGTGCCGCTGGTCGGCTGCGGGAACAGCTTCAGAGCCTCTTGTTCTCTAGTGTAGTATTGGGGCTTGCCCTGCTGCGCATTGTTCGCCAGCTCGCGATATCTTCCCATGCTGACGCGCTGCAGCTCATACTCGTTAGCGTAAAGGCTGATGGTCTCCAGAAAATCGGTAGGCAAGGTGATCTCTGTAGTCGCACCGCTGATACTGTAGTTTTTCACCTTCTCTTGCATGGGAGTGCGCAGTGAGCGTTCGATACGGGCGATACCTTGATCAATAAACCTCGTAGTCAACGTCGAAGTGATGTCCGACCTATTCAGCAGGTCGTTGAAGTGTGATTTGAGGTCGCCGTAGTTCATCGCTATGCCCTTCTCGTCTTACGTTTCGGCTTCTTGGCCGTTTTTGCGGACTCTCGAAACGCCTTCGCGGTAGGTGCACCTTTAGTCCTTGCTTTACGCATTTTTTCGCCTGAACCAGCCTTGATCCGTTTGCGTTTGGCGTGGATGTTTGCATAGAGGCCCCTTGTCATTTCTTGCGGCCCCCTTTGCCTTTTTTCTTTGTGCCGTACATCAGCTTCTCCGTGATTTAGACCCGCTGCACTTCCACTTTTTGCGGGATAGGCGCAGGGGTGAATTAGGGTCTTTGGCTGCCTTGGGATGCTTCTTCATCTGCCCGGCCGACCTGGCGCAGTAGCTATCGCCGCGCTTCGTGCCGGGGCCGATCTTGTATCCCTTGGCGCCATACCGGACGGTCTTCTTCCGCCCCGTCTTCGGGTTGGTGACCGTTTTCGAGTATTTCTTGTTGGTAGCCATCAGACGCTCTTCTCTGTTGTGAGGAAGGCGTCGAGGTTTTCCTGTTTGAGACGTTTCACAATCTCAGCGGCGGTATGTTTGCCGCTCATGATGTCGAAGCCTTCGCGCATCCATTTCTCAACGACCACAACAGGTATCGAGGCAACGCGCATGAAGTCCCCTTCTCTCTGATCAAGAGAGGCGTTGCGTTGTTCTTTCAGGCTGGTCAGGAAATCGTCGCTGATGTCCTGGGTGTGTTTCCTGAAGACGCCATCGACATCGCAGCCGTACTGCGTGTTGATGCCGACCAGGTCGACTTTGTCTGTCATTGATTTCTCCTTGAAAAGGTAGCAGTGGAGGGCAAGCCGTAAGGAGAGCAAACCGGCTCGTTATTCCCTCCACGCTATTCAGGTGACCGGCTTACGAGAGGCCGGTGATCATGCCGTCCGCACTGAAATTCATGTGCTTCAAAGACATCTCGCCGACTACAAAATGCTTGTCGGAGTCGCCTGTCTTGGAGAGCAGTGTGCGGGTGACCGGACGCAGGACGAGAGTTCGCCACATGGTCGGGTCGAGAAGGAAGGCATGGGTCGTGAGCTGATGCCGATTGAGAATAACCGACAAGGTCCCGAACGGGTTAACCAAGATATCGACGACAGCGGTGAGCTGGGTCGTCTGGTCGTTGAAGGTCCGGTTGCGGCCCGAAGCTGCAGTAAAGCCGGCGACGATAGTCGAGTCTGCTGGCTTAATCATGAGCTGGGTTGGGTCACCGCCAGCCGTATAGACAGCCTGGTGCGTCTCGAGGATTTTGGCCTCGGTCAGCGGGTCAGTCGAGTTCGAGCCGGCATCTTTCGTATTACCGGACGCGATCTGCTGCGTGACGGAAGCCATCTCACGGGCGGTCGAGGAGTTACCTGCGACTGCGGCGTTGTCGATGCCGACCATAGCTCGCTCGATATCACGCTTCAGCTCTTTTAAGCTCTTAGCGAGAGCGTAGGCCGTTTCCTTCGCACGTCCGTAAGTCTTCACGGCGTCAGCGGTCGCAGATACCTGGAACGCTTTGGTGAAGATTTGCGTGTTGTTGGTGCGAAGCGTGGTCGGAGACAGAGTTGCCATTGAGGCATCTGCGCCTTCGACTGCTTTGTTGTCGGCAGCAGCAGCGAGGCTGTCTTCCTGCCATTCGTGGATACGCGCGCTGATGTTTTCAGTGCGGATACCGCTGTAAAAAGGACAGTCTGTGGGTGAGATGTCCGTTATGATTCCAGAAACGTCCTCGGCTTGGCCGACGGAATCATAGGTCGTATAGGTGCTCATAGTGAGTTACCTCCTGATTGAGTGGGTTAGGTTTCCCAACGAGCCATCAGGACTGAAGCGACGTCTTCCAGATCGGCGCCGCGTTTATTACGCAGTGCCTGTCGTGCCTTTTCGACCTTCACTTTTTTACGAGTGTCAGCGGTTGGCGGCGCCTTTTGAGAACGCAGGACTTTTTTCTTTGTCGCTGCTTTCTTTTTGACGGTCGCTACGCGCTTGCCCTGGTCATACAGACGTGCCTTGTTCAGCAGCTGGATGACATTAGGGTCGACGATGGTATTGACCTGGTCCTCGGGCAGACCTTGCGCAATGGCGTACCCTCGGATGTCGTTATACATCTCGTTCGACCACTCAGGGATGTTCTCCTGGAGAACCGTCACAGCTTCCCTGGCCGCCTCTTTCTGGGCTGCCTGTTGCTGCTTCTGGATATCTCCATAGAAATTGTCTGCCTCCTCTCTAAGGAAGCGGACGTCGTCGTTGGCTAGCTGTGCTTCTTTGCGAAGTGCCGCAAAATCCGCGTCATCCATAGTTTTGGATGCAACGAGGAAGTCCACGTCAGCGTACGGTTTGTAACGCTCTTCAGCTTTCGCAAGCATCGCTTGCAACACAGCGTCAGTTTTCTGGAGTGCGTCTTCAGCCTGTTTGCGCTGTTGAGCAACGTGCTGAGACTTACGGGTGAGGCTCCGTTCCTGGCCGGCCAATCTTTTGAGCGAAGCAACAGATACCCTATGCGTTTCCCCATCGACCAGGACTTCGACTTCAGCGTCGTCATCAATGACTTCAGCTTCTGCTTCATCGTCTTCCTCTTCGTCATCAGGTTCATCGTCTTCTTCTTCGGGGTCTGCCTCTTCTCCATCGAGGTCGGTCTCATCAAAATCCTCTTCGCTACCCTCGAGTATCTCTGTCTCTTCATTTTCGATATCGAGGGCCGCCTCCGGCTCGTCGTCGTCAGATACCTGTTCATCAGGGTCTTCCCACCTGGCTAGAATGGCGTCTTCGGCCTCTGGCAAATCCAGTGGCCGTCTTTGTTCGGGAGATTGGTTCTGGACGTCTTGCATAGTCCTCAGTCTCCTCCTTCTTGATTGGTGTCATCATTCGCTTCCTTGCTGACGATTTCGTCTTTCACAGACACGCGCTGGCGTAGTGTCGAGACGATATCAACGAGGGAGCGGTAGTTGTGGTAGGCGGCTTCGCGTTTCTCGGCCTCTACAGGCCCAGTGTTCGCGAATGTCTGGAAACAGCCGTCTACCAGCTGGTTAATGGTGCTGCTGAAAGCCTCGCTATCGAGCAGCACTTCTGCTTCCTCGCCCATGCGGACGAGGGTTTCTTGGTCTTCCATGTTCTCTCCTTGGGTGACTCAATTTCGACTCAATCGAGACTCAATGCAGACTCAATCGGTTTCTAGGGTGAGGATGTTTCCTCCCTAGACTCTGGGCCGGTCAGATGTGCCACCGGCCCTTCTTTTTTTAGCCGGTCGGGGATGCTATCCCTCGAACCTCAGTTGTACTGCGACGAAGGACTTCTAGTTCGCCTTCGTCGATCTTTACTTTATGGGCCAGCTGGGCCTCGCGCAGGTCCTGGTTGTCGGACTGTAGCGCATGGCTTGCAGCTGCTTTCTCGGCGTCGAGATTGATCTTGGCCTGTGCGACCGCTGCATCCGTCTGTGCACGCATCTCGGCAACACCTGTCTGGCGTTCTTGCAGCTCGAGCTGCTTTGCGGCCATCTGTGTTTGCATCTGCTGTACAGGGTCAGGTTGCGGCGGAGGTATCTGCTCGGGCGGCACAAGGTATTCATCCACATTGAGGATGCCCTGCTGCTCGAGGATTTTCTTCAGCATCGCGTGTCGTTGTGGCAGTCCGTACATCGGCCCCACAGCCGGGTCTTGCGTAAACAGCTGGTGGATCGCC